CAGCGACTTGTAAGACGCCATCTCTGCCGGTATAGACCTTTGCCATCAGATCACGCCAATGAGATTCACTGTAACAGTGCTAACCCCAGGCCGCACCTGCGTTAATTGTGGTGCGCTTTCGTACCTGTACTTTGCTGGCGTCCCTGATTCAGAAGAAACAGTGCCTGCAGGCGTATTGATCTGACCGCCCATCCCACTGTGATTAACGCAGTAGTAATACAAGGTTGGGGCGTCTTTAGCGACCTTGATTCGTGTGTACGCTCCAGCACTGCCTGCAGTTCCAAAGGTTGTTACGCCTGTTGTGTAAAGAGCACCACTGCCATGAGTACCATCGCTTGTTGTACTTAGACGCAATGGATGGCCAGAGTTTGACGAGTCAGATTGGTCAAACAAATAAACAGTGCCTTCAGTCAGCGTCAACGTCTGGTTATCTGTCGAAGACCCGTCAATTCGATACTTGTTAGCGCCACCAGAAGCCGCAACTGTCACAACAAGTGTCACAGTCGGAACTGTTGTTGGCTCTGAGCGCAGGGCATCAGTGTTTCCGCTCCAACCCGACAAAGACCCGTCAGGTAAATCAAAAGTGCTGAAGGTGCCTTTTGTTTCGTCAAAATGGTCGAGAAACAGCTCTGCTGACGCATCGCCAATGTTGGCGTAAGACAGTTGCAGCTTCACGTTGGTGCGGTCACTGCCGTACAGGATTCGTGTTTCAGCGCCGTTTTGCGACTTAAACGTTCTGATCGGATAATCCCCAGGATCAAAAGCGCGGCTAGTTGGAACAAGCGATGGGAAAGCCATTAGATAATTTCAACCTCATCAAAATTCAGCATGGCAGCGACTAATAGGCTCCTGCGGTCATCATCGCAGGGATGCTCTGAAGCAACAATATCCACTGTGCCCTCTTGCGAGAACGTTAGCTGTTCAATGACATACACGTTTTGAGAAACGGTGGTCGTCCTTACAGAGAACACGACACCATGGAACTCAGTTGCTGCCACCGTGCCTCCAGTGATCTGCATTTCACCCGTTTGAACATCATCGTTGCCGCCTCTGTAGTAATCAACGGGATACATACCGTCTGCAAGCTCAGTCACACTTGTCACCGCACCCGTCGAACTAACCGTTCCACTGTTTGCACTGCTGTATGGGCTTGATTCAGTGATGACCCGGATGTACGAACCAGCCTGAATTGCTAAGCCGTCAACTGTTGTCGAGAAGCTGATCGTATGCGTAATCAAGCGCCGCAATGCCAAGAAATACTTGGCAACTTTTACGGCATGGTCTTTTGACGTGCAGAACTGCGTCAGGTCAAACTGTTCATGGGGTAAAAGCTCTAGTCCTTTATCTAAATACTGATCATTCTTTTTGTTCCGCACAACAACTGTCCGTTCTTGCGGTAACTTGTTTTTTCGCTCTTCCCGATAACGAACAACAGCCTTAAACGGCCTGCGTTCTTCGGCGCTGAGGTATTCAATCTCTAGCGTATCTTCAAGGATGTTGCCTGCAGTAAATAATTGCTCAATAGGTACCGGTCCATCATTAAAATTACCACTGTCGTATGTTGGTAGAGCAGGCTTTAACGAGAACTTGCCATCAGCAATAACAAAATTGCACAGGAAGAACGGTGCGACACTGGCAATAAATTGACGCAAGTTGGTTCGTTCGACGATCGGCCCGTTAAAGAACAACTTCTGCGTTTCTAAGAAACGAGACGTAGCAATCAAATCATCTTTATTGATCAAGACTGGGGTGTCGGATGTCATGCCAAGTAACGCCCCAGCGCCGCCCATTTGATCCGTCATCATGTAATAGATCAAATCAGTAAATAAATTGCTTGGGCCATTAACATCAGAGTCTCCATAAGCAGTTGCTCTGTCTGGATGCAACCGTTCCACCCGTAAGCCTTTTCCTAACCACATTCGTAGCTGGTCAAGGCGAGTAAAGTTGCGAGTTGCCTTAAGTGAAAGACCTGCAAGTACAAGATCATTCATTGATGGCAGTGTCTCGTTCTCTTGCACTTCATTGACATACACAACCTCATGCTCAGGCTGGCCAGCATTTGATTTATCAACAAAGTCTCGATAAAGGCTTATGTCAACGTATTGGGTTTGGTGTGCAAATATTTGGGTTGAGGTAAACTCAACCGGAGTATTATTTTGGATTACATTTCCAACCTGGTAAACAAAACCTGCCTTGGGATAAGCTTCTGTTAGGTAAGGGTTGTTGCTAGTAAGTGTAATTAAATCCTCAAATGTTTCGCCTTTTTCCCAGGTTTGCGATGTACCTCCGACTTGTTTAACAACAACCTGCGGAGCCGTCCAACTAATTCCCATGCCGCGAGTATCTGGCCACCTAAACTGAACCGTTGAAGTCAACGTGACTTGCATCGTTTTACTGCCTTTTGTAAACTCTCTTTCTACGGTTCTTTGCTCGCCAACTGAAAGACCTGGCCCGGTTGCATCACCAAAGACTTGATACAGGTAAGCCTGCCTTCTTCCAATTACAGCTTCAGTCCTTTCAGCCAACGTAACTTCAAATCTAAGACCTGAATAATTAATTGTTTGCTGCCCAGAAGGTGCGTCAGGGTTGTTCTTAAAAGGATTGCTGTCTGGATAAGCTGGGTGGCTACTGTTCAGATTCTCCGTAGATTCAGACCCGCGTCTTGCCTCAAACTTATCTCCTTCCTTAAAATTGCCAGAACTCCCAAGAACACTTGTAGAAACTAGCCCCCAGGTATGAGTAGCGCCGTTGTATTTTCTAGCAAAATGGTCAGGAGATAATTCAACGCGCTCGTAAGTCCAATAAATACTGAGCCACTTGCGTGGATTGTCGCTTAAAAACTCTTGGGTAACAATATTAAAAGGTGAGGGAATCCTGAGGTCACTTGCGTTTCCAATTATGGTGTGGGCGAATGCGCCCATTTTCCCTCCGTAAGTTTGGTTTTGGTTGCTTACGTTTTCAATTTTTTGAATCGCTTTGGCTTCCGTACCAGGTACAGGAGCTGGAGCGTTGCTAACGCGAACAACGCTGTCGGGAAACGTGCTTAAACCTGTGCCAGCAACTTGCTGAGGCTCTCGCATAAATTCTTTATTCTGAGTAATTGACCCTTTCGCAATTTGCTTGCCGCTAACTCCTATCGTCATCGATCCAATGCCATCAACCGACAAAGTACGAAACTCTATGCTTGTTGACTGGTCAGATACAGAATGAGATAGATCCATCAAGGTTTCGGTGGCAGGGAGCTTACGCATCTCCGCTCCAGGGAATTGCACAAACTTAAATTCAAGCTCTTGTGCTTCCTGACCTGGGGCTAACGCAAAACGAATAAAGTTGTACTGTGCAACCGGACGACTTCCGCGAATCAAGAAGAACATCGGTATAACAGCAAAAGAAGAGTTGCTATCTCCCGCCTTACGCACAAATACACGAAAAACAGTTGACCGCATGATGTTTGCGGTAATTGTTCCGTTTGATACCTGAACGTTTTCTTCATCTAAATCATTTAACTCGTCAGGAGTTGGCAGACTGTTGAAAGCACAAAGGCCGTTTAGTTTTTGAAAGACAGTGCTTTTTAAACCGATTTCGGTAACAACTGCAGGTCGGTTGTTTCTGACTGTTGCAGATGCAACTTTAGTGATTGGATAAAAGCCTTCCCCAATTGAGGCTGGAGGCCCATCTGGAAAATCATCACCGATAAAGTCTTGGCTTGGCTCTACAACCTTTGAAAGACTTACTATTCCGATTAGATTAAATTGTGATTCATCAGTATTAATACACTCAAGATCAATTTCTTGATTGTCGTCTACAGCGTTTTCTCCGCCAGGGCTAAACCGTTCTAGCTTTCTATGGATTACTTTCCATATCGTTCCAGCAATGGCAAACTGTTCACCGACTTGCATTGCATCATCAGCCGCAAGCTGCATTGACTCGACCGTGCTGTTTATATCAGCAACGCTTTCTCTAGCGTCGCCTCCTTTGTAGAGGTCCTTGTCGATGCTTGTGGTACTAATTACAAAAGCAATCTTGTCGCCAACTGATACCGCCACCACTTTGCTAAGGTCATCGCCGGTTGTTGTTTCTACTGATCCATTGCTTCGAGTAATTCGGACAATTCCCATTCGTGGGCTGTAATTCCTGCCAGCGCCTGCTTGTCCTTTTTTGCGAACTTCTTGCAATAGTTCCTTGCCATCTAAGTTATCAGCATTGTCAAAACTAAGCCCGGCATATTTAATACGTGTTCTTGTTATTCCACGTTTTGTTACCCCAGTATGGCCCTCGTCAGTAATGGACACAATACGATAATTTGGACGGTAGGCGTTGCCATTTGCAATTGGCTCAAAGACACCAAACTGAGTGCTATTTGCTGGCGTATAAGCATGGCAAAATTGACCTACTGCGTTAATTTCATCGCCAGTTGGAGCGTAGAAAACTTCGCCATTAATAGCGTTATCTGGGTCGCCTGAAGACGCTTCCGCTCTTGTGCCATACAAAATATTAGTGTCGCGAACTCTTCGGTTGTTTTGATCACCGGAATGCTTTTTCCAATAAAAAGCAAAAGCATCCTCAAAAACAGGGTCAAGTGCGTTATTGCCAAGGAAGATACCCTCAAGCTCAGGTGGCTCAATACCGTTTAACCCATCAACGCCTTGTTCACCAACGACATATAGCAACTTGGCTCGTTGCAACGTTCCATGGCTAAACATCCGAGACCAGATCAGCTTTGGTGTTGAAAGCATCCCACCGCCATAGCCTTCACGGTATAAACCAAACAACAAAGGGATTGGTGAAGCGTATTCACCAAGTTCTGCCAAAGTTTCAAAGCCACGAGATGGTGTAAACCGACTTGCTCCGGTCGCCCCGCCAAGCTCTCTACGGCTAAAAGCCGCTGGCTCTTTTGGCTTTGGCATCAACAAATAGGCGACACCAGTCAACGTGAGGCTGATTGCCAAGTTGATTAAAATAACTACCGTTGTTGACTTGGGCTCAGCGCAAAAAATTTCTGGGATATGGTCATACTCTGCTGGTCTTAAACGGCCACGTCGCCTAACTTCAGCCGCAAAAAGTTGATACTCTTTTTCTGTTATCCCAATCGTTTCTATTAATTGTTTTTCGTACGGAAGCAGTGGTACGTCATAAATTGACGGGCCAAAGACCACTGAACCTTTTCCAGCTTTGGTTGGATATGCAGAACTCCCTCCTGCCAAATCACTGCGAATGTCCAAGATTTATCTGGCAGCAACAGAATGTCTCCATCATACGCAGGCTTTTCCACCCGCAAACCCCATTGCAAAAGATCCCTGCATACTTCCCATTTGTTGGCTTCATACCAAGACTGTTTAAACGGTGGCGCCTTAACTCCAACTCGTTTCAAAACCTCGTAACACAAGTGAATGCAGTCAATATGACCATCGCTGCCGTCAGCGCCTAGTCGATACGGCATCCCAATTAGATCACTGCAGTCGGACATTGTTGCTGATGGGTAAGTTGCCAACCAACCGCTGCGTCAGTGAACGCCTTGGTACGTCCGTTCCAACAGCATCCAGTACAGAACTGAGTTTTAGGTTTAGCGATACGTTGTCCCACTGACCGCCAACAGCTTGGCCTGTAAACGAATGCAGCTTTTGATGGGTGCCTGCTGGATTGTCGGCATCCAAAATTAATACATCAACCTCTACAACCCAGTTCTGGTCAATGGCTTGATCAGCAAAGCTGCGAGACAAACCATTATTGGGGAATACAAGGGTTGCTTCCAAGCCGTCACCCGTGCGATTAACGGTTACGCCTGAAAACCCAAACGGCACAAACCGATACTGATTGCCTTCGTGCGTGGCTTCTTGGTTGATGTAGAAGTTTTGGAAGAAGTAAAGCGTTTCTAGGCTGCCAGTTGATGGGCTGCGACGCTTGATTCGAGTGGCATGACCAAATGCGTACTGGCTCACATTCCTAACCTCCGGCGAGTGCTACCGCTCATCTGTAATCGTTTTAGCGTGTTCTGTTCACCGCGTTGTGCGCCTTGTGCCGCTGCACTTTGCATCCCAGACTGGAACTGATCAGCGGTTACATAGTCAACGCTGTTGATACGTTCCACGGTGTAGCGAACGTCGATTGGTGCGGCAACTGCAACGCCACCATCACCTGATGCAGACGATCCACCATCAGAAGG